GACCGCGTGATTGACACTGAAATCCTGAACTCCCCATTGATTGACAAGCTATCCTTTGCGCGTGCGAAGTTCCCTGATCGCAAAACGGTAGACTGAGCGCGTAGCACGATGCCCAATGAGCACCACCCCATCTGGAAGACGTTACATCTAGCTGTGGTGATCGGGGCCTTGTGGTTGAACGCGAGCCACTTTGACGAGACGGAATTGACCTCGATTGGGCAGATCATCCTGATGTCGGGGGCGATTGAGTTTGGGCGAGCGAGGTTGACGCGATGAGTCCTCAAACCCCTAGCAGCATCGTGGCCGTTGACAGATATCTCAACAGCGTATTCGGTGGCGTTGAAAGGCTTGCCGGTGTGATTCGCGGAATCCCTGTGGTGACGTTCAGGCGAACTGCGACGGAGCAAGAGTACATCCTTGGCGGTGCGGAGATTGCGGTGAACCGTGATCCGATTCAGATTGCCAAGGCGATTCGGGATCACTGGGAAGCCTGAAGCCCGCTTCAAAACCTCATACTCAACTTGATGTTTCACGTGGAACATATTGGTTTCACTTGACTTAGTGTGCGATTCACTGGATGATAGGTTTGATGGCGCGCGAGCGCACGATTGAACCCGCCGACTACCTTGCCTACCTGAAACAGGCATGGAATCCACAGGTTGCTGCCGAGGCTCTTGGCTGCGACATTGCGGATATCCGTGCTTTGCAGCGCTCACGCAAGTTCGTTGAGCGTTATCTTGCTGAAACCGTGCAAGTTACGGGGCCTGAATCGTTACAAGACATTGCAGACAAGACGGCTCTTGAGTTGATCCACGATCAAAAGATGGAGTCCTACTGGGCTCTGCGTGAGATGGGGATGGATCAAAACGTGCCTGCGAATGTACGGGCGCGGATTCACGGTAAGTTCTTCGATGCGGCCTTGACGATGGACGGGTTGAACCAGAAGATCCAACACGAACACACGATCACTCACAGGTTGGACCCGGAATCAGCGGCGGCGCTGGAATCGGCGCGAGCTGAGTCATCGAGGTTGATTGCGGCCCCTATTGATGTGACCCCTGATGGCCGTCCTTGACGACAACCTAAGGCGGCTGCGGGCGCAAGCTCTCGTCTCGCCGTACTTCTTCATCAAGACATTGCTGAAGAACCCCGATATGGACGAAGCGATCCACGGGGTCGAACTGGAGAAGTGTGTCCGCTCGATGGCCAGCGGGAAGCGCTACAAGTGGATCGAGTGGCCGCGTGGGTTCTTGAAGTCGTCGGTGTTCACTCAAGGGCTTTCCGTGTGGCTGTGTCTACCTGAAGATGCAGCCGATAAAGCCTGTGCTATCAATGAGTTAGGAATCACACCTGAAGTATGGGATGAACGTTCTAGGTTGCGGAATCAAAACATCTCGCAACTGCTGGTGTTTGAGACCCACGACAACGCGAAGCGCAAACTGCGCAACATCCGCCGATTCTTTGAAGAGTACGAGACCTTCCGGGTCGTGTTCCCCGAGATCGCCTACACGGGCGGGGAGAACCCCTGGAATGAGGGGGCGTTGTGCGTTCGCCGCAACCCCCGGAAGCACCTACAGCCGGAAGCGACCTTTGAGGCTATCGGTGTTGGCGGCGCACTGCAATCGCGGCACTTCGATGCGATCTGGGCCGATGACGTGGTGGGCAAGGACGCGATCAAGTCTGAGACCGTCATGAACGACACGATCCAGTGGTTCGGGCAACTCAACGGCATTGAGCAGTTGGGTGGTCGGACGTGGCGATTCGGCGTCTCTAACCGCTGGGGTTTCAACGACTTGAACGCCCACCTGCGGATCAACGAGCCACATTGGGAGTTCTCCTACCTCCAGTCTTACACTCTCGATGGGGATGGGAATCGGGTGCCAACGTGGCCAACAGTGTACCCCTTGGAAGTGTTGGATCAGAAACGGGCTTCGATGTCCGAGGATGAGTTCTTCGCCCAGTACCAGAATGAGCCGAGGCCCCCTGGTGGGGCTGATTTCGACGCGGACAAGATTCACCGCTACAAGGTGATGGACAGCGGGCAACTCTGGTGTAAGACATGCCAGAAGGCTTATGACGTTGAGGGCATGAACCGCTACATCCACTACGATCCGTACAACGCAAAGGGGAAGTTCTCCAAATCGTTGCCGGCTATTGTGGTGACTGGGACGGCGACAGACAAGCATGTGTTCATGCTGGATAGTTTTTGCAAGAAGGGCGTCTCTTACGATCGCGTTTTTGAAGAGATGTTCAGGCTCAACACGCGATGGGACCCGATGATGCTCACCTACGAGGATGTAGGCGGGCAGAACATGGCCGAGTTCTACATCAAGAAGTTCCAGCAAACAAAGGAGTTCCAATCATCGTCGTTTCGCCCGTTTCGGCGGATCAAGCCGGTCTCAACTGGCGGCAAGCCGATGGAAATCCGCGTGAGGGACTACCTGATCCCAGCGGTCGAAACTGGTCGTTTTGGGATTAACGAACTGCATGAGCAGATGCCGGAGATGGCTGGAACATTCCCTCATAAGGTGCCCGGCCACGACTACGATCTCCTGGACGCCTTGGCGCAAGGGCCGAGGGTCTGGCGCTACCCGATGGGATCGGAAGAGGAAGAGGACGCGATCGTGGCCGACCAAGCGCGGTTAGCGGAACTGGGGCAGTCGTATTCGCAATGGACACAGTGACATGACAGGAATCATCCAACCCAACCTTTCCACCGACCAGCGCGAAGAGCTAGAGCGGTATCTGGCAATGCACTGGCGACGCGCCGAAGACGCTCGCTCCCAGGAAACGGAGTCGTTCTACAAGACTTGGGATCGGCAGTACCGCGCCGTGCCGGCTCAGAAGCAGCGCAACTTCCCGTGGCCGAACGCCTCTAACTTCGTAGTGCCCATCATCCGCATGTACGTGGATACATTCGTCGCCAGGACCCTAAACGTGGTCTTCAAGACGCGGCCCTTGGTGGGGGTGTCTGGATATCCCGCTGAGGTTCGCGAGGCGCTTGAGGCGTACCTAAACCTCAAGTGTAGGCAAGACTGGGACATCTACGAGTTGGCGCGCGGAATCCTGATGCGGGGCAACAAGTACGGCACCGCCTTGACAAAGGTGTTTTGGCGCGAGGATGAAGTCAACTCGCCCATGCAGGTCTTCAGCGAGGATGGGGAGCAGAAGCTCGAATCCATTCCCGTCATGCGCTACAGCGGGCCAAGTGCGGATCACATTGCTTTCGATGACTGGTTTCTCTACCCGATCACAGCGAACTCCGTCGCTGAAGTCGAGATCATGTTCCATCGGCTTCGCTACCCCGAGGAAGTCGCCCACGCAAACCGCAATCAGTGGGGCCTGTCGTCGGAAGAGATTGAGGCGGCGCTGAAGTACCCCTCGGATGCCAAGCGGGATCAAGAACAGCGGTCAGCGGGCGTGAGCGATGGCGACTATCGCGAGATGTCGATCATCGAATGCCACTTCGACTGGGAGGTCAGCGGCAAGACGTTTCGCTGTATCGCGCTTTTCGAGCCCGTCACCAAGACGCTCGTAGACTTCCGCATCAACTCTTACCCGCCGCAGATCGAGTTGTTCCACGCCTACCGTCCGTTCCCCCGCGACGACGTGTTCCCCGGCGAGTCGATGTGCGAAATCCTCAGCCAAGGTCAAGAGGAAGTCTCACAGATTCACAATGAACGCCGGAATCTGTCGGTGATGACTTCGGCTCCAATCATCCTCAAGAAAGAGGGTGCGAGGATGCCCGGCCAGTCCAGCAATGTCTTCTACCCCGGCAAGGTCTACAACGTGGAAGACATGGACGATTTCAGCGTCCAGACCATCGGCGGCAACTACCAGGACATGATCGCCGAGGAGAACCACTCCCTATCGCTGGCCGATCGCGTCTCGGGCATCTCGGCGGGGATGCAGGCCGCATCGCAGGGCGGACAGGGCAAGGGCGGCGTCTATAACACCCAAGGCACGATGGCCGTCATGGCTGAGGGAAACCAGCGGCAGGATACCAACATCAAGGACTTCCGGCTGTGCCTCGGCGGCGTCATCAAGGCGATGTTCGGGCTACAGCGCGAGATTGAGCCGGATGATCCCGCCATTGGGCAATTGCCCCAAAAGATGCAGCCATTAGTACGGCAGGCCATGCAGATGTCCACGCCGGCCCAATTGGCGCGCTCGATCTTTGAGGTTCGGGTCTCCGATGCGGCGATGAACGCCGAAGCCCGAAAAGCCAACCTGATGACGATGGCGAATACGCTATCGCAGTTCTCGCAACAGCAGCTCCAGTTGGCGGCGCAAGCGGTGAACGAGTCGATGAACCCGGTCATGCGCACGATCGCCTTTGAAACCCTTCAGATGCAGCACGGCATCGCCCGCGCTTTGCTCAACGAGTTCGACCTACACGGATTGATTGATGACATACCAGATGCCAAACGAGCCATCGAGTCTCAGCAGCCTCAACCCCAACCTGGACCAAGCGGAGGCCCTGCTCAAGGCCAGCCCCCTGGAGCCGGAGGAATGGGAGCAATTGGAGGCCCTGCTCCGCAGTGAGGGCTGGCACGCGCTCAAGCGCTACCTCATCAGCGGCGGTCGCCACCATGAACGGGTGGTGCGCGATAAAAAGGCGAACATCGAGTCGATCCGCTACTCGCAGGGCGCTCTCGACATGCAAGACCTTTTAACTCAACACCTTACGGTGCAATACGTGAGGGACATGCGACGTGCAATCGCAGAGGCGGCGGACTTGAAACGCGAGTCTTTTGAACAAGATGCAGCGAAAACCTAAAGTAACGCTTGACTTGAACTGACGTAACTGGTACATATCATTGTGGATGCGACATTTTCTGTCTGGCGTATTGCGCGACCCCGAACCGGAAAGCGGTGGCGGCGGCCAAGCGGAGTTGTTCGACGAACCCGCCGAGCAAAACGACACTCCCGATCCTGGCGATGACCGACTTGCCCGGCTAGAGAAGAAGCTGGATGACCAAAACGGTTTTCTCTCCAACTTCTTCCAGCGACCACAAAAGCCTCAACAGCAGCAGCGCCCGGACCCCAACGTCCAGCGCAAGCAGTTTGAGGATGCGTTCTTCCAGAACCCTACCGGCGTCAC